CTCAGCGCACCATTGCAAGAAGTTTGTTGTACGCAACCTGCTCGGTCGAAATTCCGTCGATGAGATTGTTCGCGAACGCCCGGGGTGCAAAGAACGCCTGCCCGCGCATGGCATCATCTGATACCTTTCGGTTGCGAAGCACGTTCCCCCGGAACTGATCAAAAGCGTCCTGGACGTATTCTTGCAGGGATGCCCTCTGCGCTGCTGTTAGGCTTGGCCCCATGCCTGCGCCTTTCAAAACGCCTTCCGCGTTCGTGATCGGGTCCCACTTCATGCCTTCCTCTTCCCAAGCGGCTGACTCGTCGCACCAAGGGATGATCGTGCCGATGCTTCCCCACGTCGACGACTGCGAACCAAAAAGTTTCGTGCAGGACACCGCGAGGTTGTACCCAGCCGACGCGCAGGTTCCATCAGACCACGCCACGATCGGAGTTTTCTTGGCGATCTCCTGAAGCATATCCGCACATTCGCAGTTGCCTTCGACCGCGCCCCCGGGAGTGTCGAACTCGACCCAGACGCCTTTGACGCCTGCGCGTGTTACCTCTTGGAGATCCGCTTCGAGCCACTCGTAGTCAAAGCCTCCACAGATTGCCTCCAGCGCTGAGATGCCGCGCGCCATTGTGCCTTCAACGTGGATATGCGCGATGCCGTTCGCGTCGATGGTCATTTCCTCGCGCTCGCACCCCTCATATTCCGAGAGGTCCGGCATCTCTGCCCGCGCCAAGCGTGCGTCAACTACCTGCCGCACTGCCCGGTATCCGCCTGGTGTGATGAACCACGGGCGATGATAAACGGCTTCTATAATGTGAGAGAATCGCTTGTGCTTCATTTTGCAGGAGTCTGAGTTGGTTGCGCCACGTTGCCGTTCGGCGTTTGCAGGACAAAATCGGAGAACGGCAGCCCGGAGCGCGCGCAGCGTTCTCGGATGTTGACCATTTCGGCTTCACGTTCATCTAAATGCTGGTCCAGCGTTTTCCCGCCTTCCGCCGCGATTTCGGTCATGTTCACCATCCCTGCCCGGTATGCGTCGAGTTGCGCGGCTGAGACGCGGCCGGCATCGACAGTAAGAATGGGGGGCGTCGTGAACGTCCACTTCAGAAAGCCGCCAGCATCCGCGCCTTTGTATGCAGGAAGCTGCCCTAGTTTGATTGCTTTCGATACGACGTACCCGATCGCGCGTTTTGCGTTCATCCGCAGGACGTCCTGCCTATCCTTCACAATACGATTTACTTTTTCAGTCGTTGCGCGAACGTCCGCGCCGCCGTTTTCGTTCCGCCAGAACCACTCCACTGGAAGTCCAGCACCGAGGAGAGACTGACGAATGAGGCGTTCAGTAAGGCGATCAGTTGCTTCTGAAGGAATTTCATTTTTGAGTTGTTCGAGTTTCTCCTGTGCCCCTGCCCGGAAATATTGAATCGTGCCACCCATCCGTTCCTCAACGCGCAGCCCGGACTGCCCTGGGGCGGGAACATCGGTGAACGCGAACGCTTGATCCATTGGGTCGGCCATCCCCATTTCGTTGTGTACGATCAGCCCCAGCGTGGACGCGAGTTGCGCCGCCTGCTTGATGTTCCGCCCGATTTCAAACGCCGCCCGGAGGTCCATGATTCCCGTTGTAAGGGAAGACAGGCCTCGGTAGAAATCGACATTCGGATGTTCCCGGACGAGCATCATCGAAAACCCGGAAACCCACTGATCCTGCTCCTCGGTCGCGCCGAGAACGTGATACCCGAGGGGGCGCCCCTGCGGACTGATAGCAACCCCGAGGTGTTGGCGCAGCCCTTTGTACGGGCCGTCCTCGATGATTTCAGTCGCCTTCCGTAGTCCGATTGCGTGCCATGGGACAGACTGGAGTTGAGGGTATCCCGTCTTAGCTTCGGAAAGCAGCAACCCGTGGTCGCCGTCGCGGTCGAGCGCCACTGATAAACGCCAGAGTCCCGTCGTCCACTCAACCCCGTCAACGAACGCGACGTTGCACCAACCGTCGAGCCACTCTTCTGCGAGTTTTCCCCATTCCTTGTCCTTGCCCCCGAATACGGGGCGAAACGCGCGCCCGACGGCATAAGTGCCCTTCGCATCGATGCCGGCCTGCACTGGGCCGTAGTTCCAGTAAATCTTGTTCGCCGCCGACGTCAGAACTTTGTGCTCTGTCTGTGTGACCTCCTTCGACATCGGCCGCGCGTGCGGGATCCAATACGGTTTCTGCGCCCACCAACCCGCCTCGATGAGGCGCTGGTCCTGCGCCCTGGTGTATTCGCTCTTCGGCTTCAGGAGTTTGGCAACTCCGTTGATGAGTTTCGAGAGCATACTTTAAAAGAACCGAACAGTGGTTTTAGTTGTTGGACGGCAGAACCCGGCGCGCTTGTGGTCGATCGCGTATTGAGCGAGCATCACGACCTGCATCGGCGTGAGGGTCGCAGCGCCCGGGAGTGAAAACGTAAACGCCGACCCGTTGATCGAAGACGAGACGAGCGTGCCCTGTCCCGTCTTGGAAGCGGCGAGGTCGAATGCGCCATCGCGCAATACGGAGAGTTCCGCAAGGTCGCGGGTCATCATTGCCTCCACCATTAAGCGCATTCCGGGGATCATACCTGAGGCGTGTTTGTGAAGCAAAAACTAAACAGGCGATTCATCGTTGGCAACCCCTTTTAGAATACGGGTCATTGCAGCAGCCACGACTTGCATACATTCACAATCCCACGCGTGGTTCTCGCGGTCAATTGCAACGTAGCGTTGAGTGATCGCCTTCGTCTGGTTGTCCACGACATCCCGTTTTACTTCCGAAACAATCTGCCTCATGTACTGGTCCCCGACATCCGCCGGGAACGCCCAGATGTCCGAACCCGCCGCGCGCAGGTGTGTAAGTTTGTCCTTCGCGATAAGGTTTGACCAGTTCACAAGTCGGCAGTGTTTCCCCGACCCAGCGAGAACCTTCACAAACGGGCTGAAGAATTTCTGCACGCTTTTCCCGTTCGGTGGAACGTGCGAGAATCGCTCCTGCTTCGACCCCTTCAGCGCCGTCCACCCGGAACTCCAAACCCAGCCCTGTTCGTTGTATTTCGAACCGCGACTGCACATTTCATAAACGTCGGCCGTCTTGTACCCCGAGTCGACGTACACCATGTTCTCTTTCACGCCCATCCGCTTTTGAAGGTCGATGATCCCGTCCACTGTCAGCACCTTCCCGAACCAGACAAGCATTGAGCTGCCGTCGGCACGCCACGCCCGAATGAGCGCCCACATATGGTCTTGCTGCACGTCGACAGTTAGGAAGCGGACGACTTCGCCGTCTACTTTTTGCCCGTCGGCATAATCTGCCCGGAGATAATCTGCCGCCATGAGGTTCACGACGGGTCGGTCTTCTTCGACGGTCCAGACCTGTGCGCCGCGCTTTTGCTTGAACTGCTTCAGCGGTTCGGTGTTCCCCTTTCGCTTCGCATCGTTTGCCTTGACCCATTCCACTGCAAGGTCGGCCCAGTCAATCCACCAAACAGCCCATGCCGGCAGCGTGAAATTCACGTTTCCCTCGATTGCGTTGCCCTCGGTGTCCGCCCGATAGCTAGAGCGCGCCGCCATCGCCCGCCGCCCTGCGGTCGTATTTGGCGTGACGTGCCCGCACTCTGCGCATTCATGCCGTACGCTTTCCCGTAGTGTCTGCCAGTTCCAGTCCTTGCCTTCCTCTGGTTCTGCGTACTTAACATTGAGCCAAGACCATTTAGCCCAGACTCCGCACGCGATGCACTCATGCCCCCATTCGTGTGTGGTGCCCATTTTCCAAAGTTCCTCAGTCTCGTGCGAGCTGTCCCACCCCTGAGAGCAGACTATGAACTTTCGATTAACCCGGTCGTGAAGGCGTTTTTGGAGTTCGCCCAAGATGCCGGGTTTGAATTGCCAAGCCTCGTCGCAATAGACATAGCGCATCGACTTGCCTTGAGCGCCTGACATGTTGGCGCCCGACATAAAAAGCGCCATGTGCGGAAACAAAATTGCCGATTTCCGCTTCTGGTGCCTGTCCTCCGGGAATAGGCGCGCCACAGGTTCGCACGCCTCGAAAACGGGCATGAGTCGAGACTCCGCCCAATCCTTCGAGGTGTCATCGGTTTGCTCGACGAGGAGCATCGGCCCAGGTTGATTCGCCACAATGTATGGGCAGATGAGTTCGAGGAAGGTTGTCTTCCCCGCGCCCGTCGGCATCCGCACAATGATTTGCCTCACCCTGTCGTTGGTCACAGCCCGGATAATATCGTTCAGCCACGGGGCCAACTCGGGATCGAACTCCGAACTCCGAGACGAGTGAGGAAGGCGAACATTCGCTTTCATCCAGTCCAACGGGTCGCCATTGAAGGTTCCCTTAAAACCCTCAATCCATCCCGCGAATGCCGGATTTGATGTTTGCGAGTCGTTCATTTGTCCTTTCAATCAGTAGGTTCACGCGGGGTTCCAGCTTCTCCCGAATCTGCGCGCCTTGCAAACCGTCCAAAATAGAAACGCAATCGCTGACAAGGTTCTGAAGTTCCGCCGCCAGCGTAGCCGCAATCATCGTGTTTGCCTCCCGCACCGCGGCTTTCGAAATCAGTTCGCCCTCAAGTTGAGCAACCACGAGTTCGATTTTCTTGCACTCCAAAAGCGTCTTCTGAAGTTTCGCGTCTGAGTATTTTGTAGGCTCCTGCTTCTCTTTCGACGCTCTCCACGCGTCCATTTCCTCGACAGTTCCATTCAAGGGAGCACCGGCTTTCCCCCAGTTGATGATTGTGACATGGGACACCTTGTAATGCGCCGCCCATTCCCGGGTCGTCTTCGGTGCAGCTTGCCCACGCTCAAACGCTTCAATCTGCGCCTGCTCCCGGCGGGTGATGGTCTTTCCCGCGTTAAGTTTTGCGAGGATATTTTTGACCTGCGCGTTCGTTACCTTCTCAGTAAGTTTCATTCGTTTATCGGTTTCTCGATCAGCCAGCCCGCGAAATCCCCAAACCTGAAAATCTCAATGGCCGAGGAAGGAAGTTCCTTTGATGAAAGAGGTCGATGTCCGCCTCCGTGAATCCGATGAGGTCAATCTCAATTCCATCGGCCGCGA